GGATAGATGATTATGATGCTACATATTATCTTGTAGCGGTACAAGATGTAGATTAAAATGTATGATTTTTTACGTGGTTTAAGAATTTTACATTATTTGTCTCCTGTTAGATTTGATACATCAGGAGTATTTCAACATGAGTTTGATTCAAACTATAAAGCTGTTGAAAAAACAATTTCATTTTTACCTAAATGTCATCATTATGTAGTTGTACCAACAAAACATAGAATACCTGATGTTAGAGATAATGTTACTTTTTTAAAGTATCCATATTCAAGAGATTTACTTGCTAACAGATCTTATTTTGATGGTGTAACTTTTCGAAGGTTATTTGATTTTAGATATATGGATTTTGATTTTGTTTTTTGTCATCAACCAGAAATGTTATTTAATATTTTAGTTTCATTTAATGATAAACGATATGGTCAAAATATGAATAGATATTTATTTTTTCATTGGGTTGATTGTCCACAAAGCAGAGCGTCATCAGCCATTCCACCAGCGTATATGAGACAATTAGAAGCTATTAGTATGTCTGATCATGCGTTTTTCCATACAGATATTGCATCGGATTGGTTAATGAGAAATTTTAAAAATAAACAAGCTACTAAACTTAATATTGATTATGTTAGAGATAAATCTATGTTTTTTCCACTTTCATCAGATGAACTTCCCAAGTCTAAAACAATAGATATGAATTATGATAAAGTTATTGTTTTTAATCATAGGTGGGTAAAATCTACAGGGGTGAATAGACTTTTAGAATACATGGAAGGTATGGATGAGTATAAAATATGGTGTACTGATTATAAAGCTCCAAAAGAATATGTAGCGTCTAAGTTAGATAGGGGAGAATATAGATATCTTTTAGAAAATTCATTATGTAGTGTTTCGTTTGTTGATAAATACGCTACGTGGAACTTATCAGTTCAAGATGGATTATCATTAAATAAACCTGTTTTAATTTATGATCACCCATCATTAAGAAAAGTTGTTGGTGATAATTATCCGTTTTATTTTAAAACAAAAGAAGAATTTCAGAGTTTATTAAGAAAGATAGATACTGTTAAAAATTTTGAATGGAAACTTACTGATTATAATTTAATATTTGAAAATAATTTAGTAAATTCTATGAAAAATATAATGAGTAAACCAAGAAAACATATTCCAAAAGATGCATTAAATTGGTTATATTGTATTTTAAATGGTATAAATTATAAACATGATATTGCTAAACAAATTCAACCAAATATACAATTAAATTCTGTATGGCAATATATTAGACGATATTTATTAGAGATAGGAATTGAAGATAATATTAATAGCCCATATGTAAATTATTCTGTTCCTGAGAATATAAAAGATACGGTTGAAAATATGGTTAAAGATATTGATTTGATAATCAAACCAACAACAATTAAAAGAAAAATAGTTACAAAAAAACACACTTGGTTTTAATTTATGAAAAATAATACATTATGGGTTGAAAAATATCGGCCAGAAACACTTGATACTTATATTGGGAATGATCATCTCAAAAGTAAGGTCAAGGTTTACCTTGAGAGTGGAGACTTGCCACATCTTTTACTATACGGAAAGGCTGGTACAGGTAAGACCACTCTCGCTAAAATTCTTGTTAAAAATATTGATTGTGATTATATCTATATTAATGCAAGTGATGAGAATAATGTAGAAACTGTTAGGACAAAGGTTAAGAATTTTGCATCTACAATTGGTTTTAAAGATTTTAAAATAATTATTCTTGATGAGTGCGATTATATTACACCAAATGCTCAAGCCGCTTTAAGAAATCTTATGGAAACGTTTAGTAAACATTGTAGATTTATATTGACTTGTAATTATGTAGAAAGAATTATTGACCCAATACAAAGTAGGTGTCAATCTTTTCAAATAGTACCACCATCTAAAACAGAAGTAGCTCAAAGACTAAATCAAATTTTAGAAGAAGAGGAAGTTAATTTTGAATTAGAAGAGTTAAAAATATTAATAAATTCAGGATATCCAGATATTCGTAGAATTATTAATACAGCTCAAAGAAATGTTGTTAATAGTATTTTAACTTTGGATAAAGGAAGTGTTATTCAAAATGATTATAAACTAAAATTATTAGAAATACTCAAAACACAAGATAAAAGAAATGCATTTAAAACTATAAGACAATTAGTAGCTGATTCTCAAATTACAGATTTTGCTGATTTATTTAGATTGTTGTATGATGAAGTAGATGGTTATGGAAAAGGTCATATTGCTGAATGTATTTTGGTAATTGCTAAATATGAATTAAGTGATAGTCAAGTAGTTGATAAAGAAATCAATGCTATGGCTATGATAATAGAATTGTTAGGAGTTGTGAAATAGTGGAAGAAAAATATTGGGGTGAAGATAAAAAAATATTAAAAAAAGGATCTCAAAAACCAAATGAAGATAAACACATTTCAGTTCATGAGAATAAAATTTATTTTTATTCTGGTGTATCAAGAAATAGTGTAGTAGAGTTAAATAAAAAAATAGGTGAGATAGAGTCTAAAAGTTTAAATCTTGCTAATACTTTAGATATTGAGTACCCAACAATTAAAGTATTTATAAATTCAGGTGGTGGTTCAATTACTGCAGGTATTTCATCTATGGATACTATACTGAGGTGTAAAGTTCCAGTTTATACTTATGTAGATGGGTTTTGTGCAAGTGCCGCAACGTTTTTATCAGTTGTTGGTAATAAAAGATTTATTAGTAGAAATTCTTATATGATGATTCATCAGTTATCTTCAACATTGTGGGGAAAATATTCTGAAATAGAAGATGAGAAAAAGAATTTAGATTTAATGATGGAAACTATTAAAAATGTTTATAAAGAATATACAAAAGTTCCAATGAAAAAAATAGATGAAATATTAAAACATGATTTATTGTGGGATGCAAAAACGTGTTTGAAATATGGATTAGTGGATGAAATAATTTAGGAGTTATAAAATGACTATGAAACCAAGAAAACCATTACCAAAAGCAGAAGTTAAAGTAGATTTAGCTCAAGCAGAAACAATGAAATGTGAATATTGTGGAAATTATTTATTTATTACTTCTACAATTATAAAGAGATTATCGGCTATAGTATCTCCAACAGGTCAAGAAACATTAGTACCAATTGATGTTTATAGTTGTGGAAATTGTGGAAGAGTTCCTAAAACAATGTTACAAGGTTCTGGTGTAGAAGAAGAATCTGAAAAGGATAGTTTATTCCGTGCCGATTTATGAGTATTATTGTCCTGGTTGTGGTAATGAAATAGAATTATTACAGAAAATGGGTGAGGACGCTCCAACTTGTACTGAGTGTGTAAAAGAAGTAAAGGACGGAGAAAAAGTTATTTCTATATTAAATCGAGAAATGAAACGTAAGTTTTCAAAATCTACAGTAATATTTAAAGGTAAAGGGTTTTATGAAACAGACTACAAAAAGAAAAAAACAGAACCAAAAGAGGAAAAATCTGTTCCAACATCTGAATCAAGTAACGGCGATTCAGAATCCTGATTATTGGGATACTCTTACAGAAGATGATATAAAAACATGGTCTAATTATATGATTCATAGATTTTTATCTATGAAAATGGAATGGATAGATTTAGTTAATGAATTTCAGAAATATAATTTAGAATCAAAAGATTTATATAATCTTTATATAAATGTTTTACCAAAAGGTAAACAATTTTTAAAATACACGAAAAGGAGAAACCAAATGGAACATCCAGAATGGTTAATCAATATTATTAGAAATCAAGAAGAATATAGTAGAAAAGAAGCTATTGATATGATAGAAATGTTATATCTTACTGAAGGTGGTATGCTTGAATTACGAGAAATATGCGTTAAATGGGGTATTGAGGAAAATAAAATAGAAGAACTCGGAATAAATGTATTAGGTAGTATAGGTCACGGTGATTATTAAATGAAAGTTATAACGGATACTAAAACTGTTAAAAAGTATGCAAAAAATAACCCTGACTTGACAGTAGTTGAACAAATGGAACTTGGATGGCCTCAAATGACCGCTGAGTTTAGACGACTTCAACGAGTACAATATGAGTTATTTTTACATAAACAACATGATTATGGGCCAGGTAATATTTCAGTAGGTACACAACTACAAACACCTGAAGAAATCAAACTATCACTTACAGGATTATGGTTTAGAATTAATGACAAATGCCAGAGATTAAAAACCTTATTGATGGGTGATAAACAATCAGCCGTAGATGAACCATTAGAAGATGCATATTTAGATATATCTAATTATGGTATAATGGCAACAATTGTAAAGAATGGTAAGTGGGGTAAATGAAGAATATAAGTTATAGTCAATATAGTCAATGGGCAGTATGCCCCCATAGATGGAAATTATTATATATTGATGATAAGAGAGAGTTTGCGGGCAATATACATACGTTATTTGGTACGGCAATGCATGAAGTTCTTCAAACATATCTTACAGTAATGTATAATGATACAATTAAAACAGCAGATGCTCTTCCAGTAGATGAAATGTTATTACATAGAATGAAAGAAAATTATGTTAAAATTATGAAAACTAATGGTGGTGAGGTAATTTGTGAACAATATGAAATGGAAGAATTTTATAAACATGGATTAATTATATTAGATTGGTTTAAAAAAAGAAGGGGAATGTATTTTAGTAAGACTGGTTATGAATTAGTTGGTGTTGAAGTTCCTATTGAATATAAATTAAGTGATGGAATTAAATTTATTGGTTATATAGATGTTGTTATTTATGATAAAATAAGAGATAAATATAAAATTATTGATATTAAAACTTCTACAATGGGTTGGAATAAATACCAAAAAGCTGATAAAATTAAAACAGACCAAGTATTATTATATAAACAATTTTATGGTGCACAAAATAATGTTTCAATGGATAAGATTGAAGTTGAGTATTTTATTGTTAAAAGAAAATTATATGAGAAAGTAGATTTTCCTCAAAGAAGAGTTCAAACATTTACTCCAGCTAATGGTAAACCAAGTATTAATAAGGTTACACGTAATGTAAAATCTTTTATAGATGAATCTTTTATTGGTGGTGAATATAATATGGAACATAATTATGCTAAACAACCATCTAAGAAAAATTGTAGGTGGTGTGAATTTAATCAAACAGAATATTGTGATGAAGGTATAAAATAATGTTATCTAAAATAAGTTTAAGGTTAAAATTAACAGATTTTATTAATACTGATATAGAACAAACTGTTATGGATATGATAAATGAAGCTCATAATAAATTAAGTTGTGCTATTTTATTATTTCTATGGTTTGAAGAGGGTGACTTTACTGGAAAAGATTTAAAAGAATTTTTAATGAGATGGGAAGATAAATTGTCATTTAAAACAGTTGTTAAGCAAGGCCATACTGTTAAATATGGTGATTTTATTTATTTTGATATTACACCCGTTACAGCTAAAGAATATTCACATAAAAGATTTACATATTATTATATTGATTCAAATAAAATATTGAATGGATTAAAACATTTTTATGATATTACAAAATTTACAACATCGAATAAATCACCACGAAAACAAAAAAGAAATGACTACGAAGATTAAAGTTGGGATAGTTGGTAGCAGACAGTATACTAACAAAAAGAAGATAAAGGATTTAATATTTGAATTAAAACAAGGATATGCTGATTGTGTAGAAATAATAAGTGGTGGACAACAATATGGGGCTGATGGATATGCAAAGAAATTTGCATTAGAATTTGATTTAGATTATATTGAATTTCCACCAGCACATTATAGTTGGAATATGCACTGTAAATTACCAGCTACTGAGTATAATAAACAATATTATGTTACAAACTATTTTAAAAGAAATAAACAAATTGCAGAATATAGTGATATGATCGTA